ATTTTCTTAATTTTATCTAAAAAATATTCGTAAGTATTATTTCTTTTGGAAAAATTACAAAAACTACAACAAAGCAGACAATTCTCTGTGAATTGTGAGATGTATAATACTTTATGGTTCATTTTAACAACTCTGGGTTTTCAAAGATATTTCCAATAATTTCTTTATTTTTCCAACCATCCATAGAACATAATTGATAATTATTAGTCCATACTTCAAACGCCGCATTAAACTCATTATATTTTATTTGACACACCTCCGAAAAATGTGGATTTTTCATCAAATCACCCTCATAAATATCTTTTCCATTTTTGTCATTTAATCCAGTAAATTGTTGAATAACATAATTTTTATTATCCACATAACCTATTGGAAGGGAATAGAATAATTCTTCCCAAGACAAGAAGACCTTATCAATTCTATCCCAAATTCTAAATTTAATCACCCTATTTGGCATATTTAGTTTATATTGTTCAACAACTCTGGGTTTTCAAAGATATTACCAATAATTTCTACTGCTGGCACGCGCATTATCTTTTCAATAATAACATATTGGGAAAGAGTATTTCCAGAAAAGTAAAACGATCCGTGATCAAAAACTACCCTATTACAAATTTTTTTTGGTTCTCTGTAGCCAGATTCCAAAATATCTCCTTCATAAATCTCTTTCCCATTCTTGTCTTTAAGACCAGTAAATTGTTGGGGGATTAATTCAAAAGGGAAACAATTTCCTTCTAATTGCTGTCCCATTTCTTCCAAAAGGCTTTCCAAACTAATATAAATAAACTTTTCTCCGTCCCAAAATCTAAACTTTAATTCTCTATGATTCGTTTTTTGTGGATGGTTTACCGAGGATAAAACATGATTTAAAGATTTATTTGCATTGTCTGATGAGACTCCTACTCGTTTTAATGACTCAGATAAGTCAGTGGCAGATACAACGAATTTCGCATCGACAATGGCCATTTTATTGATAATTTTTTGGGATTTTTTCATATATTAAAATATTTCTTTGTCTTCCGTTTCTTGGGGGACAATAGGTTTGACATTTAAAGCTTTTTTAGTCATTGCGCTGTTTTGGGCCTCTTGACGGGCAATATTAAAATGGGAATGGAGAGTGTTGATTAAGAATTCGCGAATTAAACGTGCTTCGGCATACGAAAAACCTATGTAAAAGGCATTTTTATAGGCAGAATCCGTTTTGCTGCCAATTGTAATAGAAAAAGAAAACCCACGTTGTTCGGGTTTTTGCCCTTCTTCTGGTGGTGTTTTAGAAATCCATGGCACAAAACTGACGCTTTTTGGAGAATCGGAGTCATGGAAGGTCGTGAAGGGACGATTTCTTTCAATCACATCAAGGAGTGCCGCTGCTTCAAGGTCGTTAATTTTAATCGTAGTATTAGCTGTAATATCGGTGCGCGAAGTAGCAAAAGAACCAATGTGTTTGGTGTCATCCCACCCAGATTGTTTGATGATCTGTACGAAAACACAGTCATTTTGATGAGAGTCTTGAAAAGATGCAGCGAAACCTTTATTGCTTTTGTTGGGCTTATAGAATTGAATTGACATAATAATATATTACTTGGTTTTTAGAGTTTTGTCAAGAATATTTGTTCCAATATTGGGATTATTAAAAATCCCCTGCATCACAGATTCAAGCATATTTTGAGCTTCTTCTTTAGTGGAATTGATTACTTTAGACAAAATAAATCATCTGGTAACTTCAGATGGGAATACTCCTAATATTAGATTATTTATTAGTGTAATTTACCTAATATAAGGTATAAGTGTGACTTTTTCTGGACAACCAAATAATATTATCGTGGGAAACGTTTTTTCGGGGTGGTATGGAGTCTCCGTGGAGGGTGGAAGTCCATCTCTTTTTGATTTTTCAAGTCCAAAATATCCCACCACAAACTTTTCCGCGCCCTATGACGCAAAATTAATTGGAGATTCTGGGGACGGCACAAATTCTCTTATTGCTGCCGCTAGAAAAATCCAAAGTTCTCTAAATCCAAGTTTTTCTTCTAACGTAACTGGAAAACTTTATTTTGAGGATGGAGCAGAGTTGATGGGCGTCTGTCATGGGTTTGGAAGGGATTCTACAACATATTATAACGGATTTTCTTTTTATAATGCTCCTTATTCTCCAGGTTATTTTACCCCTCCGTTTGGAGAAGAAATTTCCATAAATCAGTATAACCAAGATGGAATCGGGGCTTTGTCAGAGGGGTATTGCAATTCCGTTTCGTTGACAGAATACAATGAGCTCTACGGAATAAATTCCATTGTTTCTAAAGAAGCTAATCTCACCGCAAACGATTTGGTTGCTGGTTCTTTTTCGTTGTTGGCTACAAGTAAGGCAGCGTGTCCTGAAGATGCTGTATCCACCTTTTTTGAGGAAGTTCAATTCCATCCAATCAAAGGAACTACGACACAATTAGGGGCATCTAATGTATTAAATTCAAATAGCGTTCCAACAAGTTTAGATAATTATGAGATACGTCTTGCTAGTAGATATTCTATTTTTTCTTCAGGGACTCCTCCGCAAAATTATTTAAATTACGTCAATGGTAAACCAGTGGCATCATACAACGCAGACAGCCAACAAAATAAGCTCAACAATACTTTGTGCATGGCCTCTCTTTTGGAAACACAAACAAATATGGGGATAGGAACCAATGGAATACAGTTATTGGTTGTTCCTGACGCTGAATATGGTGCGGTTGGAAGTCAAGCAAGTTTTATCGGAGCTGATCCTTTTAATCTTTGGCACTTTAATTTTAAAGAAAATAGTGAATCATTTCCCTTTTCCGATGGTTTTTCTACTTCTGTTGGAGTGGTTCATATCATGGGCAGTCAAGAAGGAACATCATTATTTGATTCTACTTTAGCAATCGAAGATAATTATTGGGTGAATAGGCAGTGTCCAGCAACGGTTGACTATTTACCTTGGACATTTGGCGCAAGTATTTATGCTTGTCCGTCTCAACATTTTGACGTTCCATTTTATGCGGCAACTAATAAATTTGGGTTCTATGGAATAAGATTTCTAAATAATTGCGCGAGCTTAAATCTTGACTATGATTGGAATGGCGTAAAAAATTCCAGCGAGATTCAGTCAAGTCTAAATCCATATGAACCATTAGATATGGGTTTAACAGAACCAGAAGATGTTGATTCGTATAGTGGCGGAAGTTCTGCTGAATATGACACTTTGTTGGCGATAGCTAAACAAGAATCGGCGTTTTCAGATATTTACGCTTTAAATAAGGCATATTTTATTTGGAGTAATAATTGTTTTATTACTGGAATGTCAGAATATCAAATTCTAAGTGGTAACTACGATCGATTTCCTTACCTATATAATAGTTTAATTACTCCTTATAATGAGTTGTTTGGAAACGATATTTCGGGAGTATTCAAATATCAACCAAATCTAGTCCAAACAAATAGTGGGGTGTTAGTTGCGACAAATTGGACAAACGATATTCTATTAACAAACGATTTGTATTCCGACTTTCAACACAAACTAAACAAAATACTAACTGGACAAGATATTTCTCTATGGTCGTCTATTGAAAACCAATATTCCTTTTATGTTTCTAATGGTCAAGGAGGAGTAAATGAAAATTTTTATACCGAAATGGCGACAGGAAGAGACGCGAGATTGTTAACTCGATATTTAAATAATACTGTTCATGGTAATCCAATTGATCTATTTCCGTTAAATAAAATAATGTTCTCTTTTGATAAGGCGTCAGACTACCTAACTCATACTGGGTGGGGGCGTTCTGTTTCGTCGTTTGGCTTAAAATCATCCGTTCCAGATATTGAAAGAAGATATTTCCAAGGTGCATATAGTAACGGAGCTAATATTACTGGATTAACGACCGTATTAAATAGTTTATCTTCAATAAATAACTCTTCGTTTTATCCAGGGTTTTTTAATGACATATCTATCAACAAAGATTTACCAAACCCAACTTATGTACCAGTTGAATCTGGAACTATTTTAGATGAAAATAATAGAAGTTACTCACCTAATGGATGGTTAGCGTTAGGATATAATGGTATTGGAAAATTAGACGCGGGATTCTCTTGTTTTACTCCAATATTTGTCCAACAACCATTAGATGAAGTTTATTGCAAAATAGGGCAGGCTCCGACACTAAGAACATACGCGGTAGATTATCATACAATTCCAGATGATAAATTATCAGCACGTTATATGGAAATCTTTTATTGGGCACAAAAATTAAAATTATTAGATTCTAAAGGTAAAAGTCTGTATCCGATGGGATATAAATGGTATAGGGTTCCCACGTCTCAAACAGGTCAATTTTTATTACATGGAGATTTCTCGGTAGCATCGCCAAGTTCGGAGACTGGATCATGGGGATGTATAGAGGGTGATACTAAAAATTGTACAATATGTCATCCTTTAGACAGCTTCCCACAAGGTCTATTGGGTAGTTCAGAGGCATACACCTTTATTAAAGGGGCAATAGGTGGGGTAGACGACAAATATAGTTATTATTGTTTGGCATCTGGAAGATTCGGTATCAGAATTAGCGAACCATCTCAATTGTATATTGAAAATTGGGTAAAATTTGATGTATCGCTAAAAAATGGTATTAACGTTCCAGCGAACTTAGGCATTCGGTTTCAGGTCAACGACTATCTTGGAAAAACAGGGCAAGTAGTTTTTTCTTCGGTAGCCGCTCCAGCATATAATGGTTATCAACGAGACCCTTACGCTCTTGTAGAAAGTCAGGTAATGCAACAAATTCCTCCTCCTAACGCTGGTTATGGAGACGTATCATCAATTGCTCCTATTGGTCCGATTGGATACATTGGTTCGTTAAGAAGTTATGTGCCATCATATTTGAACGATACAAGGGGCTTGTATGAAGTTTGGGGAAAATTTTTAGACTATGGGACTCTTGTTACAATATCTAAAACACTATCTCAAAAAGAGGGCGATCTACTTTATGGATATAGTCATTTGCCGATTTGTTCTAATTATGAAATGGCTAATGGACAAGCGGGAGTTCAAATTATTCCCACTTTAAATGGAAATAAAATTTTACATTGGAGTTTAAACCAAAAAGCTGTGGCATCATACCAACAAACTTATATTGGTGTTCCGTGGCAACAATTAAATACTTTTGGTGCGTTATATCCACCGATTAACAACGACAACGGATGGACGCCCTGGAATAATGGTAGTTATAGTTCTTTTGGTATTGGGCAATGGCAATGGTATAATAATTTAGGGGCAATTAAAAGATTTGGATATAAATCAGACTATTCGACAAATGATATTCAATTAGTTGGCAACGGTTCACCTTCGTCAAATGATGCTGGAGGCTACAATACACAAATTGCTTTAATTAAAAAACAACTTATAACTCCGTCTGTCTTAGCAGGTGTGAACTGTGGGTATACTCCTTATGGATTTGGTCATAATATGATATTTTATATAGAGGCATTTGATAGGTTTTACTTGTATTGTGATCCTATGAAAAAGAAAAATGTTCAAAATTTGAACTATATGAACCCAGGAATTAGAATGGGAAATTCCGCAATTCAATATTCTTGGTTAGGACAGCCTAGTAATACTTATTTGGAACGTCGCCCTATGTATGGACCATATGCTTATCAATGGATGACCAGAAGACATAATAGAGATAGAAATGGTAATGGTATTTCTCAAGGATTTTATTCAATGGGATGGGAATCCAAATATACTGAGATGTATGATGCTCCAGCAATTTATGGATTATATCCAAAAACAATGGATAGTCCAACCTCTATTCAAAGGGCAATGAATTTGCTAACTTTGAGAAAAAATGCTGGATTTGGCGCAGATATAACGATAAGAAATGTTCGTTTTGGAACGACAAATGGAGAGGGAACGTCGAGACCCTATGGAAACCTTATGGTAAATTGTGATACAACAAATGCCATGTGTGATTATTATTCGGCTTTATCGTCATATGCAGCCACACATGATTGGGAAAACTACTCTTGTTCGCAAGCTAATTTAGCAAAGGGGAACTGCTTCGATCCTTGTGTCAGCATTAGATATGCTCAAGGGTTTTTTCCTGGAGGAAAATCTCAAAATATGTTTGGTAATGGAGGAAATAATAAAAATGTTAGATTGGTGGCTATGGCGAATGGATTAAATCCATCATTAAGTGATGAGGTTTCAGAAGTGGACAAGACTATAACTTTTAGGTCGCCTTTGAATACACCTCACTCCGTAATGAGTAGAAAAAATGGCAAAAAACCAATTGGAATATCGAGTTGTAAAGACGGAGGATCAGATCATTGTTCTTATACTGTTCCCACAGTTCATCTCGGCACTTCATCGTGGCTAGAAGGGGCAACAACCTCCTTTTATAGTTTAATAAATTTAATGGAAAGCGCAGTTTAAAACACTATAATAAATAATATTTTATAAATGATTTCTTCAACCTCCAATTTGTTTGGGTTTTCTATGGTTTCTGCACAAAGTAGAGCCTCATCTATAGGATTATCGTCTTCGCAAGAGAAAATCTGTTTGGCGTTTACGGTCGCTTTTGGGCAAGCAGAGTCAACATCTAAGTCTTTATATCAACAAATTAAAAACGCTAATGTTAATTCGATAGGGGGATTTGGGATCGGAAGTCCATATGCTATTATAGAAAAAAAAATTTATGATATTTTTGATATTGCTTATCCTTCTGAGACAGTTGTAAATAAACAAATTTTAGCGTTATCCGCCAATGCACTAATTTTCGCTTATTATGTTTATAGTGATATGAACATATCTGACGTCACAGATTTAATGGGGACACTTTTACAAAATATTTGCTATTACGTTACTCAAAATCAATTATTTAGTGTTTCGACAATAAATGGAAATAGCCATGTAAATACACCGATGACGAGTCAGATTATTCAGTCTTTTTTAACTGAAGGCTATTACGAGACAATTCAATCTCTGTCTTCGTCTCAGAAAAGTTCTCCTATTAATGTTGTAAATTATAATTGGATGAATACTGAAGATATATTTGCAAAGCCAAATCTTCAAATTATGAAGGATATAGAAAATGCTTATTATTATATATCAGGTAATTTATCCTACAAAACAGACTCAACGGACGTAATAGATTGTGTATCTATTCCAGTTACAATATTGACTTCTACTGGACAAATTTCATTTTCATATTATTTACAAGAACCATGTATCGAAAAAAATTCTTACATCGGGCCAGTAAGTGGTATATCATTTTATCGGGTATTTAATGATGGACCATATACATCTGGAGACTTTAATGCTGCGGTTAAAGAAGCTTATTTACAATTTGACAAAAATGTTTTAAGCCCCACTGAATATGGTAGTAATAGTAAAATGTTATATTCATTTATAACGGGTAGCGATAGTGGTTATTTGCCTATATCATTGTCTAATGTCTTTATTGATGCGAATGGAAGATATGATTTAAATCAAGAATATACTCATGTACCAGAATCTTATGACTGTTCTAATTCCTATAGTGGAACCATGCATATTGGTGGGAATGCTCCGATAATAGCGTGCGAAAGAGACGAACACAATCATTGTATAAATTGTATGATGGTTAACAATACTGGTTTTAAATTTGCTTCTTTAGAGTTGAATAAAGACGTGTGGCAAAATAATTTTGCATATATTAAAACTAATCCCGTTAGTAATGTTAATAATATTTTAAAAAGAGCTTTGAATATTTTACCATATTCATATATTTCTGATTTAGACGAAGACGCTTTTACTACTGTTGGAGATCCTAATACTCAATACTTGGGTTATCCTCAACTTACTGGACAAAATGCATTGCCTAATCTAGCTTTTTTTCAAGACTTTGATAGCCAGACCTTTAAGAAATCTGCATCTATTTGTATGTATCCATCCATAGGAACATCCTATAATGGTTCAGACAAAGACTCTGATAGACAATACCAGATAAGTCCTTTAAATCTTTTTTCTGGAGCATCGGCGACTCACGTTCCAATAGGAAAATCTGGCTATTCTTTAATTAAATTCGTAAAATCAATCCCTTCTTCTGGGTTGGTAAATGACGAAATTGCACAACAGTTTTTTGGCATGGGCAATAATTTTAATAATAAATTTCATACTGTAACGGTCTCGGAGTCGAATGCTGGGTTTTTGTATAGTGGAGTATATGTCGACAATAGTGGTATTTACTCAAACATCGTAAATGCTAATATTCCATTTGAAAATGCAACGTTAGGAAGCCCAGTTAATTCAATTAATTTTGTTAAAGGCTATCGTTCTGACGCTGGAGAAGAATATTTAGTAAAAAAGATTTATGCACAAGACAATAGTGGAAATTTAATTCCTTATTACAATCTTTTAAACTCTGATTTACCTAACAGTTTACAAATAGACGAAAATCAAACACAGACGTTTACTCCATTACCTAATATATTAGAATGGGAGTCCTCCTTGTCTCATATTAATGATTCTCAAACAGTAGAAAATTATTTACCAAGATTTGCATCTGGCGCTTTTGAAACAATAGGGCAAAAGTTTTTATATCCAAATGCACAACAAGTTTCCAACACTTATGATAGTAAAGTTAATGGTTTCCCAATTAGAATAAATTTTACACTTAATATTAGGGAAGAGACGGTTAGAGAAATATACGCAAAGTTTATTATATCAAATAATGGTATAATTTCAACTTCGCCAAATTATGTTGGCGTAATTAGACCCAATGGAGATTTAACAACAGATTTAAGAAATCCATCGCCAGTTATGAATCAGATTTTTGTGCCGAATAATACTTATTATTCCAGAAAATATGATTTTAATAATTTTGCAATGGGTACTAGTTTTCAATATCACTCACCATTAGACAATATGGTGGACAATAATTGGAGTCCATTTATTAATAGGAATTTTTATCAAGACGACAAAGGAAAACTTATTAAAGAATTTGAGCAATCAAACTCACAACCTTCCTATCCTGATGCACCTGTTTTTTCTACTCCATCTGGAAAAAATAGTTTATTTGCTACAGATCAAAATAATCCCTTTATATTATCAAACTATTCAAGTAATTCTACTGAATATATTGATCAAGGACAAGGAATAAGATTTACGGGTAATGGTGCGTTATCTCATCAATGGTTTACTGGAACTGGTAATAATGATTTAAAAATTATTTATGACGAATCTCCTATTCTAAATGGTTTATATCATTATTTTGAACCATTACAAATTAGTGGATATTTGCTTTATACCCCCCCATATTTTGACTTATCTTCTGGGACGGGCTATATAAATGATGCAATAAAAGAAGCGTTTAAAGTAATGATTAGTGGAAATAACAACGCGGGTCCAATAAATTGTCAGAGTAATTATGACGTTAATTGTTCTTCCGCGTTCGGAAGTTATACTCAAAGTATTAGTGGAACTACTGGTTATTTGCCAGAGGGGGTCGATCCTATTTTCTTGGAATATATGGGTGGAAGAAGTGGTGGTTTAAATATATTAGAGGAAGGCGGTTATCACTCGAAAGAAATAATTGGAGATCTTTGGAATAATTTTAGCTATCAAGCATATGGGATGTTGGGAAACCAAAATTGGGTTGGTGGAAATATACCGTGTAGTAATCCTACTAGATGGCCAGCTAATGATAGTAAATTAGTTTTATTAAGTTCAACGCAAAATGAAATGAAAATTTTTACCAGAGCATTATCTTTTAGTCCTTTTGTTTTAAATAAATATCAGTTCCAACCATTTGGAACGACCCAAACATATCCATATAGTATCATGGGTCATTCATCTTCTTTTGGCTTAACTATGTCTGGAGATTTCGGTAGCGTTGATTTAGCCACTTTAATGCCATTAAAAACTTTTACTACAAGTGGATGGTATGAGCCAACTGGTTTAGAGATAGGGCCATTCGATAGAGATATGGAATTAGGAGTATTAGGTGGAAATATGCTATATTCCACAAATGCAGATTTATTTTGTAATGGAAATAGAATTACAGACGTAAGTGGTGTCGGAGGTTACTGTGATGCAAATGCACAATATTATAATAGGATGGGATTAAATTCAGGTATTATTCCAGACACATCTTATGGAAGAAATTTAAATTTCACAATATTTGCGGTTGTTGGAAAGGGACAAACTGTTACATTAAATCTTTCTGGAGTTAGTCCTAATAGTCAATTTGGTTTTCAGTATTTAAAAACCAGTGGCACCAGTGGAACAAGTTTAAATAATACCATTTTAACCATGCGTCCAAGGAAAATAATTGGAGCTTCAAAATATGACACTGATATTCATTATGGAGAAGAATCGTGGACAAGTCCATTTTCGTTTTTAAATAATGGGCAGGAGCAACAATATGGTATAGGAATTTCTAAGTTTGAAGATTTGGCGAATAATACTTTAAATATAACGACATACTCTCAATCTGGGAAATTATATCCAGTTCCAGGTCTTGATTTTACTGGCTTAGCAAAAATAGATACTAATGGTAATTTTATATACCCTACAACGGCCACCGTTGAGAATTATTGGAAAACATATGCAGCCAAACATAATACGAAAGTAACAGTGTCTGGCTGGAGAGAGGGAAGTCGTATATCCTTCCAATTTACTGATATTTCTGTGCAATACGATAGTATTCCATATCAAACACAAAAAATTATTATTCCGTCGGGGGAATGCGTGATTTCGGGAGAAATGGGGTACTTGCGACAAGCTGATGCGGCGGTTTATTCTGCTGGGGTCATTTTAGAAGATCATACGACTTATCCAGATAATGAAATAAATACTTTTGCGCCAAGTTTTTGTTCAGATGTTTTGAATAGATTGCCGTGGATTACTGGAATATCTGGGGAATATCCTAATCCAATTATGTCTGCTCCAAGCGTAATGATACAGAGAACAAATGTGGGTATTATTAGTGGAGTAGAAATCTATAATAAATTAAATAATTTTCCACCTTACGACTATAACAAGTTGAATTGGGCGGCGGTTTCCGATCTCGAATTTAATAATGATGGCGAAACTTTGGAAGCCACATTACCGAACGATCCTGTGACGTTTAATCAATCGCAAGTATTGTTTAGTGCATCGCAGGGACAACCGCTTGCAAATGGAAAAAATAATCCGATTGTAGATCAAACTTATGATGTGGTCTACGCGGCTCAAACTTATGATTCAATTGCTACGGACGCACTAGTAAATAGTGGAATATGTCTGACTAATAATTATGGGACACAAAATAGGTTAACACAGTCTCAGGATTTGTCAGGAGTTATTGCACCTATTGGATCTACAATTTCGCTAATTCAAGCAGGAATAGTTTGAAGGTCTCATTCATTATCCTCTTTCCACTCACTGAATTTTAAATATGCTTTGTTCTGCTGGCAAGAAATAGAGTCAGCGAATATGGTATCATCACTAATTTTAGTCCCCTTGCATATTACAACGTCATTTGCCATTGGCAATACACCATTGATACTCTTACACTGTTCCATTTTATCACTAAATATCATAACTTTAATGGTTTTTGTTTCATCTCCAATAATGAACTTAGCATATTGGCTCCCCTTTTTAGACTTACCTAAAACTGGCGACTCCTCGATTTTTCCAACAAAACAAACGTGAGTTTTATCTAATTCGGTTGAAACCTCACTAATTTGTTGCAAGGAACTACAAAAAGGTTTGAAAATATTTATTAAGGAATTACTAAAAGAGTAGCCGATTAATTTGGTTTCCAGCGCCCAATTAACAAAATCAGCGCATTCCTTATTTTGCTCGTAAATTTGCTTGTATTTACTCATCTTGGTTTTAATTGTCTCAAAACGAGAGAGTTTGATTAAAGGGCAACTTTTCTCATCTTTTAATTCTTTAACCATTGCATTAACTAATACTGGAAGTTTAAACTCAAATTTTTCCCCATAGTTCATGGCAAGTTTCTTCTCCTTTTCTGTGAGGGTGTTCCACAATTGTCCCTCATAGCTCAATAATACGCGGTTTTTACCAAACTCTTCAAGTGCCCCCGCATGAACCAAAGATGTAAGTTGTCCAATGTTTAAACCAGACTCTTTCGAGCATTGAAACATTTGAAATTTATTAGCGTGTTTTCGTTGGAAATTATTTAATTTTTCCATTGTTTTGTCGCTGATTCCCTTAATTGAGGAAAGTCCGAATCTAATATTATTATTTTCAATCGAGAAATCCATTTCAGAAAGAGAAAGACTAGGGGGTAAAAGTTTAATTCCGAAATGAATCATTTCTTTGTGAATTTTTGAGATTTCACCGATGGGGTCTTGTTCATGCTTCGTCATTTTTAATAATGAAAGATAAAATTCTTGTGGATAACGGAACTTGAGGAAGACGGAAATTGCCGAGAGCGCGGCGTACGAAAATGAATGCGATTTGTTGAATTGGTATCCTGAAGAGTCATTCAATATTTTCCAAAAGACTTCGCCAATTTTAGGATCAAGATTATTTTCTATAATTTTTTTATTAATTTTAGCTTCCCACAATTTAATTTCCTCAACCTTCTTCTTCCCAATGCAATTGTGTATAACTATTCCATTTGCAATAATAAATGGGGCATTTTCGTTTTCCATCGTAAAATCAAATACTTCGATTTCTCTTGTATCTCTTTTTTGATTCGAGAATTTATTATAATAAAAATTAGTATTATTAGAATAATCTATCCAAAATTTATTTTTTGTTCCCTCACAAAGTTTCTGAAAAGAATTTCTATTGAGAGGTTTATTATAAACCCTTCCAGATGCTAGAAAACCATTTTCTTTATTAGATGTTGCAAAGGGATATTGATCTACAACTTTTTTAATGATCGTTTGGGGAATTAGATCGAAAGAAAAATTAACAACCCTTTCTTTAACTAATAGGTTATCTAGTTGTTGTTTTTTTATAGACGGCCATAAAACAGTCAGTTCTTTATTTAGTTTTACTAGTTCACTATATTCTTTTATTAAAAGATGATAATAAAAAGATTTGTATTTTTTATTCCATTTTCCTCTTAGTTTTGAATAAATCCCAAATCTTGTTAAAAGCAATTGAACTTGAGAACAAAACTTCTTGTTTTTAGAAGAAAATTCAAACCATCTTGCCTCTTCCGTATTAGATTGAGAAATTCCTCCCTCGCAAGCTAGAATAAAAGATAAAAATTTTCTAGTGGTTTCTTTGGTCATACCCATCATTTTTTCTGGCAAACACTTTGAGGCAGAAAGACCATATGGTAAAATTTTATTTATTTCAACTGTTTGTTTTTTCTTGAGCGCAACAACATTTCCGCATTGACGATATGTTGGGAATAGACCAAAATAATTTTTAAAAGACACGCAGAATATATCCATCATTTCCTTGTCAAATGCTGTAAAAGTAGTAGCATTGTAACCAGAAAAATACCCTTCTGTAACCAATCCCCCAATAACTATAGCTAAATCTGAATTTATAAAATCAATTCCATCATAGTCTACCTTTTGTGGAGAAAGAAAATAATCATTTTTTCGTAATCTCATTCTTGCTTTCCAACCCGAATCGGTTAAAAATTGATGATATAATGACGCACGAACTTCCATACCGTTATCAGCTTCTACAAATCTGGTTTGTTTTGTCCCATTTGACCAAATATTAGATATTTTTTGCCACGACTGATTTCCAATTTCATCCATAGTTAAAAAAACATCATCTTTATATCCGTCTTTCAATAATGAATTTATCGAAATATATCCCCTAGTTTTTGAAATAAACAACGTGTCACCAGTAATACATCTTCTAATTTGTTCTGCCTCATCAAGAGTAAAACCTACTTTATTTGCCATTTGCATCGCCTCTTCTTGGTATAAACATAGACCACCAGTTTCTTTTAAAATATTATCAAAAAATGGATGAATAGATTGAAATGCTCCGCCATTTGTAAATTCAGCATATCTATCAATAAACTGACTAGCGCCAGGTCTTGCCAACGCCAGAATCGCACTTAATTCATTAAAATTATGCGGTTTAACTTTTTGGGTTGTCTTAAATCCCAAGTCTGCTTCAATTTGAAATAATCCGTGTGGATTTTGTAAATTTTGTAGATTGGTATAAATAGAAGCATCGCTGACATCAATGTCTTCTACTTTAATTTTTAACATTTTACATACATCATCTATAACAGATACACCGCGTAATCCCAATACATCAACTTTTAGAGAAAACAATGATACTTGATTCATGTCATATGAAGTCACTATATCTTTATCGGAAGAAAATTCTACGGGACAGTTTTCATCTAGGTTATAATAAGAAATCATAACTCCAGACGCATGAACACTTTTATTTTTAATTAAATCTTTTAGTTTAATAGCGATTGAATAAACTTCTTTATTTTCGTCGCACCACTTCTTAAATTCATCTACTTTTTCGTAAGCCTTATCTAAATCTTCAATCTGCCCGTGTATTTTAGGAATCATCCCCGTAACTTGGGTCATGTCTTCCTCTGGAATCATTCCGAATATCTTGCCCACTTCTTTGATAACTAATTTAGTAGATAGTGTGTTGAAAGTGAGAATTTTAGCGGTTTTACCTTGATATTTATCGTTAATGTATTTTAATAGTTCTTTACGACGATAGTAGCATATATCAAGATCAACGTCACACATAAGAGAACCATCGAGATAAGTAATACCATCAACAATTGATTTTTTAGCGCGAATCTTTGAAATAAACCTCTCAAAATAAAGTCCGTATTTTAATGGATCAATTTTAGTCACCCCGATTAAATACAAAACTAAACTTCCAGCAGCACTACCACGCCCAATACCAGTAGGAATATTTTTCTCTTTAGCGAAATTAATAATATCCCAAATAATAAGCACATAATCTACGAATCCCAACTCATCAAAGAGTCCTAATTCATACTTAATTCTTTCCCCATATTCTTGATATAATTCGGATTTTTTGTCTAAATTCAGAGTTTTAAATCCAATCTTACATAATTCTCTCAAAAAGTCTTTGTTAGAGGTAGATAAATCTAAATTTAATTCTTTCTTATATTTATCCTCTACCTTAAACACAGGAAGGCGAACACCTAAAATGGGTATTTTAAGAGATTCAAATTGGTCTGTAAAATTTTGTAGTGTCATATTATTTCCTTATTTTTTTTATACCTACTATATTAATATCTTTATGTGATAAAAATCTCTCTAAATCTTCCTGTGTCCCATAATTTTTTTTCATATCATCAAACCAAGGAAAATTCCAAGGTGTAAGAGTAGGTTTAGATACTAGAAAAAAAGAATAAAATGTATAATTACTCATATTTCTATTTGAAATTTTTGTTTATCCCAGACCGCCTTAGTGAGGACCAAATCATAATTTGCATTATGCTGTTTACTTTCATCCACCTCAACACCATACTCCTTTGCCAGCACTCCCAAACTAGTTTTAATACCTTTTTTGAAGTGGTTAACCCATCTGTACTGGTACTCGATAAAATCTCCTTGTAGGGGAGTATAGGGCACACCCATCTTAATCCCTTGTGCGATGGCTTTAGTGTCAATAATCTTTTCGGTAATCCATTTCCAATCCACCCCCATATACTCAGCATAACCTTTTATTAGGTAAATGTCAAACCTTAAAATGTTCTGAGCGAGAATAAATTCACAATCTTTCAAATCGTTCCAAAACATTCCAAATGCTTCCTCTGGTTGAAGCGCGACTTTTTTATGTTCAACTGGATTAAAATGAGTGATTCGAGCGGCGTCTTCTCCAATTTTAAGGTTCGGAGCAACTTTTGACCAATCAATTCTTATATCCTTTTCTTCAACTATTTTGTCGCCAACGACATTCATAATCGCTATACTCCATGGCCTATTAAATTTAAATGATAAGTTCAAATTGTAGGTCTCCACGTCGACCATTGTGTATCGAACATTTTTATTATATCTTAGTAAATTTTCGTCCATATTATCCCTTTATTATATCTTTAAATTTTTCTTGTTTTCTTTGTAATGCGAAATCTATATTTTTGTATAAATATTCGTAAATTCTAATAACCTTCGCTTTTCCTACCTCTGAACCAAATCCTCCTCCAGTAGAGATATACCATACATTAAGTTTGCTTCTTTTTTCTTGATAAAAAGTTATTTTACTTTGACAAATGGGTAATAGTAGGCTTCTTACTTTTGTTAAAAATTCTTTCGTTGATATTATTTGAAAACCCCATGCTTTATATTTAGGTTAAAAGTTTCAGTAATCTCAATTCCTTGTAATAATCTGCTTTTTCTGCTCTGGGTTCTTTTCTGCACCCTTTAAAAGCACCTGTAAAGACGCTGTGGCTAGGTTCTTAATGATTTCCTCAATCGATCCAGTGAATAGTGAGTGGCCAAGGGGAATAGACGTTCCTGGGGCATTTTCGGCGTTAATCGTGTAAAACGACGATTTTACTGCCACTTTGCCAACTGGCGCGTTAATAATGCTGATAATAAGATTATTTGTGTCCTTAATGTCAAAAGTGCTGATTTTTTCCTCTGGAGGAATGGTGGGTGTTACTGGTGTTGTATTATGTATTTGGTCCATATTATTTAAAATTATAAATTAAAGAAATATCATCTTTATCAATCTTATCCGATAAGTATCCCTTATTATATAGCGATTCTAACATAATTCTTGTTTTAAGAATCCATCCGCACTCCAAAATTTCCCAATTTTCTTCTCTTAAACCAGTTCCGTCTAGTTTAGCCGCTATTAGCCCGTCTTGTATAGACTTAAATTTGGTGCCACAAATTGAATTATCTCCGATAAAATAAAAATCAGATTTAGATTTTTTAGAATTATCTTTCCAAATGGGATTAAAAGTATAATATCTCATATATTAATAGTATTCTTCGTAAACGATAGTTTCTTTGTTATTCTTTATTAGTTTTAGGTCTCTATTTTTAATATTTTTAAGTTCTGCTAGTGCTTCGTCGTAGGTATTAAGGTAGTTGTCATGTGCCATACAAGTTAATCCCATGGCCCCAACGCGTTGGACAAAATATTGTCCATTACCCTTTTTTATAATTTGATATTTCATATTATTAAATTATTTTCTCTTTTTGACACATGAATTCACCAGTTTCCTTATGGACAAATCCTCCATTTGCACCAAGACGAGGAACGTTAAAAATCATTTCTTTCCCACAATCACAACAAGTTCCAATTGGGTGTTTGGTGTTATATTTATATTGCTTCTTTTTTTTCATATCGTTATTAAAAAATTGAATGTGTCAGAACACAGGTGATTTATATTGGGCGATTCGCACGTTGCCTTTTTAGAAAACCCCCTTGAACTAATAGTGCGGAAGGTCACATATGCCTTATAGTCATCAGGAGAATAATAATAAATACTTTGTGCGTTCAAAGTCTCGAATCCATTTTTTTCGCAAAAGTTTAAAACCTTATTTTTAATCAAGTAGTCAAATGGAAGGGAATTGTCTTCCAATAAAAAGACTGGTTTTGTAAAAGAAAAATTTGGAACATGGTTTCTTCCTTCAAGTGTATTAAGATGTAGAAAAGAATCATAAAAAGGGACACAAAGTAGAAGGTTTTTTGTCCATAATCTCTTTAGATTTGTAAAATCAATTCTTGACTCATAATAGAAGCCATCTGTCGAGGCGAAGGATGAAATTTTTATCAAATCCTTATGTCCATCTGGATTTTTGCAGAAAATAATATACTTACTTTGCTTTAAGTGGCTATCGTCGTTTTTTACTGTAACGTCATCGGTTACAGACAGGCGAAGACCAAAAAGAAGTTTAATATTATTATCTTTTGCGTTCTTGCTTGCCTCCAAGAGGCCCGAAATACTATCCTCAATCAGACAAATGGTATTTAATTTGTGAAATTTCGCAATAGAAAAGATAGATAATGGGTAAATATCTAAGTTGTCCTTTGGTTTATCAAGTGTTAAAATTGATTTTCCGAGGCTATAATGACTTTTAAAGCAGGGCAAAATTGACATAAGATAAGAATACTATAAATTTTACTGTTTGTCAATTACTAATTCTGGATTGTCGAAAATATTACCAATAATCTTTATATCCTTATAGTATGGGAATTCCCATAAATCATTCTCATTTTTTCCATAACAAATAAATCCATAACCATTATGATCTTGGTTTTCTTTAACTTTTAAAGTTGCTTGCATAGTTTTATTATCAAAATATAAAACATCTCCTGCATAGATTTCCTTGCCATCTTTGTCATTTAATCCTGTGAATTGTTGAACAATATATTCATCTCCACCAGAACCATTTTGGAGATTATGAAACTGGCCATTTAAAGACATAATATAATGTCCTTGGTATCCCACATCTGGGAGAATATACACTTTTGCTAATTTATCCCACACACGAAACTTAATTGCTCTTAACATAAGAGAATATTAGGACAACTTTAACAAAATGTCAAGAACAAACTCAAAAATCAAACAAATCTCCATTATCTATTTTAACTGGTTTCGCCTCAAATCCTGATAGTGGGTTTCTCCAGCGGGGGCAGCCATCGAAGTGTTTAATTTCAATGGTTTCGCCGTCTTTAGCCACTAAATCTTCTTTATTTAATGAAGTTTTAATTACAATGCCATCCTTTACAATTACAAAATAGTCGTATGCCCAGCGATAAGGACAGGCATACATTTTTGACCCGTCCTTTTTCAGTTGGTTTGGGTATTTCCCCATCCCACAAATCAGTTTTCCAGTAAAGGTATTTGTTCCGTAACTTTTGTCGGCAGCCATATTTCCAGTTGCGTCCGCCTCACTAAAATTATTTATCTTTTCTTGGATATAAGCAAGATAAGCTTCAAAGCCTTTTAAAACATTTTCGTTAATCAGTGTTTCCACAATTGGGTCTTCGGGAAATTGAAGAAAGATAAACTTTACAATAGGTTTTAGTTTTGGCCAAAGTTTCGTGGCAATTAAAGCGTATGAGAACGCCTGAATATTCGCCGAGGCCTCCTCTCCCTCATACTTTTTTTTCGAGCTTTTGTAATCGTGAATGAGAATATTTTTGCCATTTTTATGGATTTTATCAAGAAAGCCCTTGAGCCGAAATGGAGGGTCTTCGTTCACATAATCAAAAGCATATTCTATCCCAACCAATTTACTACCTTTAACAAAGAAGTCATGCTTTAAACCCGTTAGGATCATTTTTTCGATATGATTAAAAGAGTCTAATGGTAATTTAAGTTTCGCAATAGAATCCTGAACCTGTTTGAGGATAAATTCAGACGCAGAAATAGAATTAGCGGCAATGATTTTATCATATTCTGGTTTGTTTTTGTGTTCCAGCAAAAATTCAAAAGCCTCATGGCAAATCGACCCCTTACTTGCGCCATCATTAGAGGATTGAGGTGCTTTTAAAATATAGTTAGAATAATAGATGTAACTACAGTTTTCAAAAACACGAATACGCGATGCTGAAAGAGGAGTATGTTCTTTTTTTTGTTCTTCGTTTTGTTTCATAAATATTTCCATTGAAAATTACCACAAGATTTATTCTTCCCTTTTAAGACCATAACTATTCCGCCGTTATCGAGATTTAAGGTTCTACACGCATCTATTATAGAGGGCCATGTTTTTATAATTTTTCCTGTATTTTTATTAATTTGTTGAACGGATTTTCTATTAGGGCTATTTTCACCATATTTTCCAAAATTTGGATTTTTATTTCCCATTGCGTGTCCAAATGGTTTTTTACTACCTAATAATTTTTCAGAAGTTTTCTTCTTAGATTCTTCGGAATGATGTTTTCCCAAAAACGGTCCAACTCTTCCCTTTCGTTTATCGGACATTTTTCTTTTGGTTTCTTCCGATACCTTCACACCAGTTGTATCATTAGAAAATAAACATATATTGTATCCAACTTTAGGATTAGTGGAGTTAAAATATTCAATAAACGCGGTTTCTAAAGCTAATAGTTCTAAATTATTAACTTGTTCAAATTCTGCTAAAACCAAAAGGGTAAAATTTTCTGCCCCATATTTTTTTATAGCATTATCAATAATCTGCATTTTCCTACAGCGACATAAATGGGACTGAATTCTTCTTCTTAAATTATTTGCCTTTCCAATATAGATTTTACCATTAACTAAGTTAATGATCATGTAAATGGCAAAAAACCGATGACAATCTTTATAATTCATAAATTTTCCTTACAAAACTTCTCTAATCCATCTTTATCGGCGAGAAGCCAGTCATTAATATCTTTATAGGGCAAATTAATTATATTCAACTGACTTTCATCAAAATAAGATTGTAATTCTTTTTTTATATCTTTCGCGGCGTTATTTCCGACTGAATTCTTTTCTTCATCATTATTAAGACAGATATTAATTTTTGCAACATCATGTTTAAGTAAAAATGCAATCACGGCGGCACTCAAACTTACGCCAAATAATACCAAAACATTTTTAATGCCCACTGTATAAAGCGCCAAAAAGTCACCAATTGATTCCACAAGCACAACCTGTTTTTTTTCTTTAATATATTGATAAGATTGCATGGGATATACCCATTCTTTCTTCTTTCCTATTAAAAGCCATTTAGGGTATTTTTCGTCATTGTTTAGTCTTCTTCCTGAGAACCCAACAAGTTCCCATTTTTCATTTATGATCGGAAATACATATCGGCCAGTCATTCGTCCATTCCACGTTATTCCCCCTTGAAAAATGTCCAAGGTCTCATTTGAGATGCCTCTTTTGTTCCAATAAGAGTTATCATGGATTAACTTCAAAAGCATATCTTTTGAAAAAACTTTTTGCATTGTAATATGTTGTTCATAGTGATTGGATTTAATTTCGGAGTCTTCAAAGTTATTGTCTTTGAGAATCTTCTCTGCATCTTGATGTGTAAGAAGTTTTAGACTTCTTTGTACTAATTCAGTAAAAGAACCTCCTCTTCTTTCCACAAAGTCATAATAAATTCCTGAGTCGCATTTTATTGATAAGGCAAAATCATTATTAGACTCACGGTACAACGGACGCGTGCTCCAATTATCACCCATTTGTTTAAGTGAAGTATAACCAATTTTTTCTAATATGGTTTTGATGTCATTCATTATTCTAAGATAATATCTCCTTTTTTCTCTTTATCAACGGCTTTAAAAGAAGAATTCTGGCGAATAATACAGTCTTTCAACGAACCCCGCTCCTCTACAGAAAAATTACTAACATTAAAATTAAGAAAATTAGGTAAATATCTAGTTTTTCCATCGGGGAACGTCCGCTTAATAAAATCAATATGTCCCTGTGCATCACGCCCTTGGAAACGCGTAGCAATTTCTATTAATTTATGACTTCCACTTTCTAATGTATCTAACAACATTTCATCTTCTGTTCTTCTACGGAAGATGCCTAGGTAACTCGTGAACCATTGTAGGCGATCTGAAGTTGCGACAGCCGACCCATCATCAGTAATATCACTTGATTGTTTGCCTCTATTTTCTCCCGACCTATTCAATTGTATTGCTGTCAAAAAAGGAAAATCTAATTCAACAGAAAGAGATCTAAATTTATCTACTTTTTCGCCAATAGCATGATGCTCTTGGTGAAATCCAGATAGTTTTTCGCCAGTTAGTTTTAGATAATCATAAACAACAATGCATTTTCCACCTCTTCCTACATTAGATAAATGCCATCTTCTAATAATTGAGCATACTTCATCAACTGGTTTATTACCTACATAATAATGAAAAACTTTATTTTTGAAAAATTTAAGTGTTGTTCTTACCTTGTAAACATATTCTTCGTTCTTCCTCCAGTTTCCTGTCTCAAGAAACCAAGTAGGAACACCACTAACACTTGACGCCGTTCTGAATCTCTGTTCCTCAGAACTCATCTCTGTGTCTAAAAAAAGTATTGGTATATTATGTATCTCACCCATTTTAGAAGCCCAATAAGAAAGCATTGTTGTTTTACCTTGTTTAGGGCGTGAGGCTATAGCGTATATATTTCCGCCACGTAAACCACCATACAAACGATTATATTCCTTAAATGGAGTAATTAGTCCAATATCATCAATTGGATTATTACCTCTCTCCTCAATCATTTCTAATAAACCATCATAAAGATTTTCTGGTTTAGAAGAATTATCTAGTTGATTTATATTTTCGCCATACAAGGCATCAACTTCAAGAATAGTTTTGGTCAAGTCTTGATTAGCAGATTTATTAACATGATTTTCTATTTTATGGCAAGTTTCTTCTAAGTCTCTAAGAACTTTTAATTTTATTAATTCCTTACTGGCTTCTATTGTCGCCTCTAGTGTGATAGGGGAAAAGCAAATTGACTCGACATACGAAAAAATGTCCAGATCTTCAGCAAAGCTAATTCCTAAATTTTTTATAGATTGGGCGATTAAAACCTTATCTAACTGTTTATTGTCAAGAAGAAGTGACTTTATACAAGAAAAAATAACAGAATGAACTTTACTGGTAAAACAGTTTTCACTTAAAAATCGTTCTACTTCTGGGAAAACACTAGGATTATTAATTATTCCATTGAGTGTATGACGTTCAAGCTGTAAAGAAACTAAAGACATACCATATACTATATGGATTTTAGATAAAAGTCAAGGATTTAATCTTCTTCTTCGTCATCATCTACATTGTTGGCAATTATTTGTTCTTTGGTAGACTCCAAGGTAATATCGTTTATAGCCTTACAGTAGTCAGACATAAATTTGGTTAATGCTATGGCGCAGACTGGACTATCAAAAGTACTTGCATACTCAGGTTGTCCCGTTTCATTATTAATAAAAAAAAGTACAAACCCCCCCGCGCAAAATTCATTCAGCCTATTTAATTCGCTGATTGGAATTCGCCCTTCGTTTATAGAATTATCTTTATCTTCCATATTCATATATTACACTCTTTATTATTGTTCAATAATTTATTATAGTAATATATCAAATTTATTCTTAAAAAACTCTTTGGACAATAAATCTATTTCGTCTTCGTTAATTTCAATTAATTTAAAATCATTTTTTGCCAACCATTCAGATTTCTTTACATCATTTTTGTAACCTTTTAAATATCTGTTTGGGTCGTTGTTATGGAAGAAGGGATTGAAGGCAGAGTGTTGTTTCCCGTTCGTTTCAATGGCGATTTTAAGAGTTAAATTTACTAAATCTACATGTAAAAGAGTTCCAGCGCAAGGCATTTCCTCCATGATAATCATTCCGCTCCAATATGGTTTCAGAAATTGTTTAACTTTAAATTGAATAATAGAACGACATTTCCCATCCCATTTTATAAGAAACTTATTTAAATTTTTATTAACAAGTTTTCCGCTTAGAGTATAAAATCTCATAAATATTATCCAATCGTATCTTTTAACTTATTTACAATCCACTTAGTAATTTCTGGATTTTGTTCAAAATAATCAGAGAATTGTCCGATACCTTGATGTTTAACCTTCAAGTCGATCTTATCCTCGGTTGCCATACTTTTAATAACGTCAGAAAATTCAATCCAAGCACCACTCTGCTTAATTAAACTATTCATAAAGCACACATCAAAGATTTCTTTTTCTGTCCATACGCAATTACCAGTCTTACCTTTTTTAATAGGGACTTCAACGGTCAAACCAGTGTCATCTGTAGCGGATTTCTTAATATCAACCGTGGCAATAACTCCAAGAATTTTATTCTTGATAGGATCGGGTTTTTTGTCGTTTGGATCTTCAAGAATAAGACTGCTACGAGAACGTTGTCTATAATAAAAACCATAAGAAGCTAAATGATTAAGAGCATGAGTATTATTACCATCCATCATATGTGGAGCATCAGGAGAATATTGATCTAATTTAAAAACTGCTGCATACTGCGTAATCATAATTAAAAACGCATTATATCCTTGAATTTCTTGTCCAAGTTGACGGAACATTTCTTTAGTGAGCCAATTAACGCCAGCGGGTCTCTTATTTTCACCAATCTTTTTGTCGTCGGATTCGGACAGTTTCAACATATCAACGCTATCAATAATAATACATAGATGCTCACCTTGCTCGTGCATGGAAACAAGTAGAGACTTTAGTGTATTTGCAATAGTATTAAAATCATTAGTTTGGAAGATGAAGACAGAACCATAGTCCCAAGTGTCAGCGGACATTGTATATTTTAAACCAGTTCTTTCTTGGATTTCTGAACCAAATTTAGCTTCAGCGTTTACATAAATCGTCTTACTTTTGGGAAAGGTAGCCATGTAGTTTTGGGCAAATAATAAAGACTGAGAACTATTATGTGTTAAATTGAATCCGTCAGTGATATACAAACTATCTTCATGTTGAACTTTAATACACACGCATTCTTCATAACCATAATCCTCAATAGAAATAATATATTTTTCGGTTTCGGTTTCTCGATTTTTATAAATATTAACTTTTCTACTTAATTTAAATGGACAAAAGTCTGTAAAACTAATATGAACACGATAATTTCTATGTCCATCCTTTTTTACTCCCTTATATATAAAAGTAGGAATTCTTGACGAAATCGTGGCCCGCCCGCCAAGACTTCTAACGAGAAAAACCACATCATTTGCTAACTGTTCTGAAGATGAAGAGTATTCAATTATACCAGTATTTTTACGGGATAATCCCCCATCAGTATCTAATAGCCCCTGCAACAAACTTTTCCTATTTTCTATGCTATTAAAAAGATAGTTTTTGGGAACAAATTTATCATAAGAAAGTTTGCCATAAAGTCCCAGATTTTTAAGAATATTTACTATGTTCATTCCATATAAATCATATTCATATTTTGTCGTTCTTTTCTTATTCACCTTTACATTTTCTGGTAGAATATGAGTAATTCTTTCTATTGTTTCTTCGTCTGCCGTCGTAAAGCCAATTCTATATTTATCTTTACGAAAACATCCGTCTCCCAATATCAAACCCAATAAATAACTATCCAAGGGTAAATCTTTTTGTTGTTTTTTAAAAACAACTGGTTTGACGTATGGAATAGAATGATTATATTTATAATAACTATTTTTATCCCCTATTAGGAGGGTCTTCTTTATTTGATTTGTAGTCTTGACGCATCCGCGCTTTTCGTTGTTTCTATCATTAGAGTCTTTAGTAAACCATAAATGTTCATCACAACAAAATACATTGGTTTTATCGGAAAAGGTCACTTTATTAACTTTTAATTTACCTTGTGGAATAATATATAATATTTGTCTTGATTGACCGTCTGACCCGACAACTAAATCTCCTTGTTTGAGGGAACCTATTGGACTCCAACCAGTTGGGGTTAATACATTCGACCATAATGGTTGAGCCTTACCTACTTCTTGTGGCCCACCAATACGAATAGTTGTTCCAGATTTAACTTTCACAAACATATCTAACTTTAGAGAACCTGATGGGATAATTTTTTGTGGTTCTTGGTCGAAGTTGAAATGGGTTTCTTTATACCCCTTCAAAAGGGCGCCCAAAAGGTTTTTTGAGACTTCTTCATTTCCCGATACTTCTTTAATTGCTTCTTGTTTAATTTTTGCCATAATAGTTTATTTGTATAGATTTAAAAATTCTTTAAGTGTTTGAGGTTTTCTCTCTATTATAACGTCTTCGCCCACTTTTTCTTGTTCTAATTGGATGTTTTTTATTTGGGGGGATAAATCAGTAGTGTTTAACTTATAATCCATAATATAAGCGTTTAAGTAGGAATAACCCTCCTTACAGGAGAGCCATAAAAGGGTATTAATTTTCTTATTATCTGGAAGGGGAACCCAAAGAAGAAACCCTAAGGAATATTTTTCAATGAGGTTTTTTGCAAATTTAGACTCTTTTCCATAGAAGGAAGGATGCGGCTTGCCGTTTACTGCGACAAACCGATAAACAACCTGTAAATTATCACTAATTTTACGAACCTTTACCATTTAACAATGGTAACTTAACTTTGTGATTTTGTCAACTCAAAAACATCGGGTCGAATAGGTGTTTGTCCAGATTCGAGTTGGTAGTCAAAACGACACATTAATTCAATATGTTTTTTAAATGAAATGCGTTCTGGAATCCAACCCAATTCTTTTTGAGCTTTCGTAGAATCAGCAATAAGTCTTACTACTTCGTTAGGGCGTTTTAACGAGTCGTCAAATTTAACATACTTTTTCCAATCAAGGTTAAAATGTCCAAAGGCTTCTTGCACGAATTCTTCCCCCCAATGAGTAACGCCATTACCAACAACATAATTATCTGGTTTTTCCTTATTTAACATTTTCCACATGGCCTCGACTGCAAAATCACTATAATGCTCATCTCTAGCCCATTCTAAATGCCCTAATTTTAATTCAGTAGCTTTACCCAAGGCAATTTGGGCAGCGGTATTAGTAATCTTTCTTGATACGAAGTCTTTTGAGCGATAAGTATTAGAATGATTAAAAAGGATACCATAACAACAAAACATACCCGAATCTAATGAATCACGATAAAAATTTATCCATCTTGCCCCTAATGCTTTCCCTATAGCATATGGAGAACGAGGATTCCATATACATTCTTCATTAAAAGTTCCACTATCAATACCACCAACTAATTCGCTTGTAGCGGCAAAGTAAGTGCGGGTTTTAGGGCTTAAATTTTTTAAACATTCCAGAAAATAGTAAACGGATTGACCGTTTGTTTGAATGGCTAATTCTTTATTTCTAAATGATTCTCCAACATGAGAATTCGCGGCTAATAAATAAAGTTCATCAATTCTACTGTGACGTTTAATTACTGATTTAATACATTCATTAACGCTATTTTGACATGAAATATCGCATATTTCTAAATATAGTTCTGCATTTGGATTTTGTTCTAAATCAGATTTAAAAAGAGATTTTATTTTAGATTCATCCCAAAAAGAATTACGCCGATAAGTTAGAATAACCTTATAGTTTTTGCTTAAAAGAAGATGGCAAAGTGTTTTTGCATCCATTCCATTTGAACCAGTAATTAAAGCGATATTATTCATGTTATGTATTTTAAGATAAAGTCACTACAAATTCCAATTGATTTAGATATATTAGTATTATATTTCTCTGGTAAAACAATTATACTATTGTTAATAGGAATTTCTGATGGAAACGACCAAATATATCCTCTGCTTGTTAAAGTCACTTTATCATTTTCGTGCCAAAAACAATGAATATACTTATTTTCTTTCATTTTTACTAGAGCTTCAATATTTTTGGCGTGACACCATAAAGCTGGATTTTCTAAAAACTCTTCGCCAACCTGATATTGTGGTCTATCATGTCCTAAAAAATATGCATTGTTTTTATACCATACGTCTATTTCGCATTCCATCTCCAATTCTAAAACCTTTATAATTTGTTGTGGGTTATTTTCTTTATTAATATCAATACCAGAAATATTTCCACGATGACTAATAAGTTTCATATTTTTTGATAACTTAACAAATTTTTTGTTTTTTCTAAATCTTCATATCCAAATGGAAGAATATAGTTATTTCTATGCTTGAAAGCTTCTTCTTCTGATTTAAACCAACCAACTTTTATAATAGGTTTATCTCTTTTATAAAAATATGCCATCCATTTTTTCATTGTTTTAGAATAACTAACCCCATTATATCGAGAAGATGTTTTCTTTTTTAATCTAAGTAAATCCATTAAAAGATTTTGATAAATAGCATATTTTCTAGTTAAAAATAAATTAGCATTATTATATATGAAATCACAGAATAATTTAACTTGATTATTCCCAGAAATATGTAATTTATATATTTTACCATTCTTCTTAATACTAAATCTAATATTAGATGGTAAAAATGATGATAGTGTTTTTAAAAACATTTCCGAAGATAATATTGATATTCTATATTTTGGAGTTTTTCTTCCTTTATAACAATATCCACCAATGCTTCCATCTCCATCAAAATAACCACGAATAAAATGGGAGATTAAATGATTCGGTATGTTGTGTGGAAATTCTATTGTTAAAGATTTTCTTGGGGTTACTCCATGCGATAATAGGTCATTAGAAATCTTTTTGTTAAATACTTCAAATTTATATTGTGGCTTTGAATTACCGTAGGCTTTTCTATAAATTAATTTTCTATCCTTATTTGGAAATATTTCGGCATTAAGAACTTCTAAAATATATTTATCATCTTCTTGCAAAGAAATAAAACATCGTGTATGCGTTCTAGTAATAAAATTACAACCATCAGCACAAAATAACCCCAAAAAATAAGCTTTTTTTTCGTTATTTATATCCTCAAAAAAACTAGTTTCTATTTTGTATTGCGATTGTTTCATATTAATATATACACTGGATAATACAGTAATTCACTATTTATTATAATTATCCAAGAAATATTTTAAGTCTTCGGGTGTTCCAAGTCCAAACATAGTTTCTATTTCAAATGTCCTTACTTGTTTTTGGTCTTGTATTGCCTCGTTAAAAACAGGTGCGACATAAAATTCATTATTAACTCGAATATTCTTTTGGATCATTTGTTCGGCATATTTAACGAAATCAGAACCACGCTTCCAATAATAATATCCTACAGTAGCATTATCTGAAATTGGATTTTTTTCAGCTACTTCAGTAACTAATCCATTTTCATTAATATTAACAAAAGACCATTTTGGATGCGTAGATTTAAAAGTTACAATGCCAGCATCAGCGTTTGTTTCCTGCATTTTATACATAAAATCACTACTATTCCATTCTACAAATTGGTCTGAATTAGCAAAAAATAAAGGATTATCATTATTAATAAATTCATTAGCTAAAAGAGCAGAACAAGCAGCTCCCTCTGTTAAACCATCCACCTCTACTATTTTAGCATTTGGAGTAATTAAATTTAATAAAATATCTAAATGGTATGTTTGTCTGTGACTTTTTTGAACAATATAAATAAAATTAGCTTCAATACCCAAATTCTCAATAACTACTTGAATCATTGGTTTGCCACCAACATCAATGAGTGGTTTGGGAAATGTGTATCCAGCTTTTTCAAATCGGCTACCAGCACCAGACATGGGAATTAAAACATTAAGTTTCTTATCAACCCATTTGATCGGAGTATTTTTTGTCGTATTCATTGCGTTTTGAATATTATTATATGTTACGTTTTGTGGGCCAGAAACCCTAAAAATATGGGCAGAACTTCTTTGTGCAGATAGAATACCAGTTGGTGAGTCTTCAATAATTAAAGTCTCTTCTGGAAGACAGTTAAATATTGACATTGCTTTCCAATAGATTTCTGGATGTGGTTTACCATTACCAACATCTTCATTAGAAAGAATTAAATCAAAATACTCTATAATGTGAAGTTTTGATAAAATTGCGAATACTGTTTTTCTGATACTATTAGAACAGCAGGCTAATTTGTATCCTTCATAAGAAAGTTTTTTTAAACAAGTAATAATTTCTTGATTAGGTTTTAAATTATTCAGCATTTGAATAGTAAAATACTGTTTTTGTTTCCAAATGGACTTATATAAATTAGTAGGTAAGCCCTTAGCTTTAGTTAATAGCTCTAATTTTTGAAATGTTTTTAAACCATCATATTTACTTAAATGTTCCGACATTGTAATGACATATTCTTCATCTAATGCCATATTTAAAGCAGAATAATGTATCTGTTTTGTCTCGCATAATACTCCGTCTAAATCAAATAAAATAGATTTCATTCTCATTTTTTATCTTATTCCTAAACTTCACAATGTCTATTAACATTATTTAAACAGAATGAAGATATTGAATTTGGGGAAATTTCCTGACAATATTTTTTCATTAAAAATGCTGTTTTATATCCCTTTTCACAATATCTAACGGCATAATCCGTTTCAGTCGTTGGGACTGCATTTGGTTCTTGCGAAAATCGCGGCCTACCACTAAAAAACCCGACTTCTTGAAAAACAGTATTATCTATTAACGATTGTCTAAATGTAAAAGACGGCCATTCTTTTCCAAGGTTTTTATTGGTATGAATAAAATATTGCTCTTTAGAAGACAAATCAAGAATATCTTCATCTAATTTATCAATATTTTTACCAGAAGAAGGTGCATCCACACAAACCCTTTTAACAAATGGATGTTTTTGTATAATTTCAAGTCCATCTCTAATAAAACTCCCGTTTTGTATAAACGCAAAATCGTCTTCAATATGAAATGTATATTTAGTTGGAGTAAGCATCCCTAATATATTTAGACTTATTGCTTGCCCCTTAAATTGGTTTTTACATATTATTAAATTAGGTAAGGGTATTTTAAGTAGTAATTGCTGCATCTTTACTCTATCTTCTATAGATGAATTATCATCTACTATAATGATGTTTTTAATTAAATCCAAATCTTGACAATTATCAAAAAACGAATTAAATGTTTTCTCAAAAAAAGAATACCGTTTACAAGACAGCATTGTTAAGGTTATCGGCTCGTTTAACATAGATTATTATATTTTTTGGGAAATGTTGGGACTCCAAATAAGTCGGAATTACACTGTTCCCCTAAACTAACGGAATATTTCAAAGAATAAATATCTAATTTATTTGGCTCCATAAATATATTACAAAAAGACATTTTTTTCACCATCTCATCATAATTAACGTCAAGTAGTCGCATTAAATGCGAGCATAATTGTTTTTCTGGAGAATTATAATCTGTATTGGTCTGTCTATAAGACCATAATTTTAATCCATTTTCATGGGAACTGAATGTTATAAAGTCGTGCATTTCTTGAATAGACGGCTTATAATTTAAAAAAGAGGCAAAAGATTGTGTTTCAATTATATCTCGAAATGTTTTTTTTATTAATTCTTTTTGATTAGTCCAAATCAAATCACTTCTAATTTTAATTATCCAAGGTTTTTGCAGCGTTCTAATACCTTCTTCTGAACTTTTACATTGTAAATTTATATTTCTTAAACCAGTAAAATTAGGCTTATTGCTTACAATTAATTTGACCTTCTTCTTTATTTCCTCTAAATTTTCAATGGGTTCATCAGACCAAGTTGACCAAACGTATTGAAATTGATAATCAATATTTTCTAGTATCTGTTTATAGAAGAAGGTTGGCCCTTGTATCACAATGCCAACGTCATTTAATGAAAAACTATTATTCATATTTTTTATTAGTAAAAATCATACAGTTATTGTCGAATGGTTCTTTTTCCGTTTTTTTATCTCCTTGTATCCCAATTAATTGACTACAAGATTCAGGGTCGCAAGTAGTAATAAAAGTATATTTTGATTGACTGATAATCTTATTTAAATATTCATTTTTAGTTTTGTTATCCATCTCATTCCAAGAATAATTACTAATAACCAAACTGTTCTTGGTAAGAATATTTTCTTGATTTAGATTAATAATAGGTGAAATCCCAAAATTTTTTAAATATTTTTCTTGTAATAATAAAACATTTGGAAGATCAATAAGTCTAACTGAATTAAATTTAAATAGTTTAGATAAAATACTTACCAAACCACCATAACCAGCACCGATTTCAATTAAATCTACGCCGTTTAAATTTCCAAATCTTTCTTGAATATCTCCAGCAATCTTTATATATCTTAATGTCGTTGGATTAATATTTCCAATCTCTTGATAATAAAACATTAAAGGAGAACCGATAGAGTCATTCTTTTTAAATTCATCTATTAATAAAAAGAGATGAGGATATTTCTTTTTAATTATGTTATAGTATATTATGCCATCGTAGTAAGATAAATGTTCAAGAATGGGGGTATATCCATCAATTCCAGACCTAAATCTACTAAAAATATCGTTATCAGATAAGATTTTATTTACAGCATTAACGTAGTTTTCCGCCATATCTCTTTGAATATTCCATCCTTGGTATTCTTGATTTTTCATATTTGTTTTTCTGCTAAAATATTCTCTGGACTAATTTGTATCAGTCTATAGTATTCCAATTATAATCAGTCATTATTATCATAATTTATCCATATTAACAATTGGAAGATTTTCTCTTATATTATCGTAATATTGCTTATTGAATTCTAAAGTTCGTTTTTCTTCATTCCATTTATAAGAACAACAACCATAATGTTCTAATTGATATTGGACCTTTCTCTTTCCTTTATCATTCGTCCAACTCATATGTTTAACAAAAGCTATATTATTTGGGATTTTAAACTCTGATAATTGTGTATATACTCTTCCGTCGTTATATTTTATATCATTATCGTTGTAAAAACAATGTAAGCCACCAGCGGAACTTGTTTTAAAAATTCTTGGAAAATATGTTTCGTTTATCCAGTGTTTGTCGTCAAAAATATAGTTTTTAAAGTTTATTTTAAAAAAATCAATAAAATTATTAAACTCTACAAAAGAGATAATTCTATCAATTTCTTCTTGTGTGTATAATTCGTCTGCATCTACAATCCATACATAATCACACTTTAAGGCTAGTAAGTGGCTTAGACATAAATTCCTTGCTTGATATTCATAAATATATTTAGGATCAAAATACGCAATATTTATTAAACCTTTACTTTTATACTCTTTTATAATATCAACCGTTCCATCTTCAAAATCTTTAAAGGAAGTTTTTTCGTATTCGGCAAATGGAATACTTGATACTGTGATAAAAATATCGTGTCTTTTTTGAGCTTCAATAAAAGCGTCTAAACTAGGTTTGACGTAGTTCTTTTCGTTATAAGCACAAAAAATAATGCCGAATTTCATTTTAATTTGAATATGAGAATCTAATGTTTTTTGCCTCGAAAGGAATTAGCTTGGCTCCTTTTTCGCTCCAAACCTGAACCAAAACACCATCTGGAAGTGGATTCCCCTCTTTCCAAGTAGGTGTAATGTTATTGGCTTTTAAATCATCCAAAAAGATCTTCAAAAGTTCTTCTCCTGTCATTTCTGCTTGTACTTGTATTTTCATAATAGATATTATCTATGATTTTTATTTATTTGTCAAGTATTTTAATATTTAGCAACTGCCAATAACATTTGGAAGAAATCTTTGAGGCTTATTTGTGCGGATTTATCTCCAAGGAGAGAAATTTCTGCGTCATTTTCTCCTAATGTCTTAGTAATCATTATAACTGTACGATTCTTCTTTAGTTTTTTGGTTTTTTTCATATTAAATTTCAAAAGTTCCAGTTTTTTTGAGACTTGGGTGATCTTTTTTGGTGGCATCTTTATATTTTTTTAATGCTTTTTGTTTAATTGGGTCGTTTTCTCCACCACGCTTTTCGTTTAATTCTGCACTTTTTGACCACAAATCTCCAATTGTATAATTTTTGTTTTTAGTTATATTTATAAATGATGACGCTGAATCTGGATTAATTTGGGTATCAATAGATGAATTAGGTTTGGTAAAGACACGAGCCCATTGAATATTGTTTTCAGAATATGAATGCTCTTCATTCATAGACTGAACTATTTCTTTAGTTTCTCCAGTTTTAGGGTTTTGATAAATATACAGAGCCATACATTAAAATTTTCCATTTAGACACTCGATAAGTGTAGGCGGAGAGTGCTTGTCTACTACAATGTCTATATCTAATCCATTTTGTTTTAAAGTTTTAATTGCAATTTTAGGAAAATAATAAAAATATGTAAAATCATGCAACCACTCAGGTGATTGATCCTCGTTTTTTGACCACTCTTTTAACCATGAATTATATTCTTTAACCCTATTCTGTCGTGTATTCAACCATAAAATTAACTTATAAAATCTTTTCATATACTATAATACTTTTCTATATCTGTTTTACTAAAAATAAAGAATATTTTATTTTCTTCTTCTTGGCTGGTAGTAATATTATTTTTAATAAATCCCAAAGCGGCCATTTCAGATTTAAAGGCTGGAACGTTCTCTGGTTCCAAGAAATTTTCACCGCAAATACTTTGGACACGACTTAAAGCGTCTGGCGAAGACTTTAGAATATCACGTTCCTGACCCCCTATATTGATTTTTAATACATCTATTTGAGGGTCTGGAACAAAGTTGCTCATGTAGTAGTCAAGTGTCACCATGGGCGTTGTAGAGCATTGATCGGCCTCTTTATTGCATTCTTGAGGATACCCAAACGCCAAATGAGACTTTTGGGGCTTTGGATAGGCGAAACTCATACTGCCATTTTCGCGGCCAATAGCTAAATTATTAGGAATAACTGCATAATTATCACCGACATTCTTTAATAGCATTTTAAAGTTTTCAATAAAAGGCTCGACCGAATAGACTTTTTTAGCCCCTAATGCGAGAGCAGTGAAGGTAAAATACCCACAATGGGCTCCTAAATCCACCACTGTAGTAGCATCTTTTTGGTCTTTTATTCCCCTAAGATGATAAGAGTTAGAATAAAACACTTTATCAAGATAAAATTGGTCATCGGAAAAATTTCTGAGCATTGTAATAGGTAACATATTAGTTTAGGGATAATTCTACAATACTATTTAGAAACTTTTCTTTGGTAAATTCTTGTTGTAATTTAAGTCCAGAATGGTTAATTCTATCCTTTTCAACACGTTTAATTGCTGTTTCGATTCCGTTAATGAATTCATCCTCATTCCATAGAAACCAATTCCCCTGATTAAACATCTGACCCTTTTGAAAGAAAACATTATCAATGGCCGATTCCTTACCAGAAGGGTTAATTAAAACTGAGTTTTCATCATTCGCCCAACCCTTATAGCCATTAACATTTAAAATAACGGCATGTTTCCCCATTGCTACAGACTGAAACGCTGGCAAATCCCACCCCTCTCCTTTACCCATACCCAAAACTATATCGCAACTATTAAGAAAATCATTATAGATACTATTTTCTTTCATCATTGGATAAAATCCTACATTAAATGGCTTTTCTCCTCCTAAAATTGCCCCAATAATTTGTTGATTTTGCTCTGGCGTCAGAAAAGGATTATAAATAGCGCACTGTAAGAAATATTTAGGATTATTCCCATACTTCTTAATCCAAGACTTAATTATTTGAGGATGAGATTTCCTCAACTCACATTTCCCAAAAACGCCCGTGACTATTCTTCCATCAGTATGAAACTTCTTATCTAGCTTTTGAAAGTTATAAGAATCAAATGCCAAAGGAACATAATGAGTATTCACACCAAACATTTTAAATACATCACAAGTATATTGGCTAGAAAAACAGAGTTTATGTTGATTTTTGGCAATATTAAGTTCAACCTTTGTTGGACTATCAAGCTCATAGAAGGAAAGTAGTGTTTGCTTGTCAGAAACCGACTCTAGCGACTGGTTGAGGTGCCAGCACTTAAATGTCGGAATGTCTCTTGAATGAGTTTCAAGCCCCTTAATAATTTTAGATTGAAGCCAAGACTGGAATGGTTGGTCAACTTTTTGCGCCGACAAATCAACGTTGGCCATGGGGGTTACTGTAATATCTAATTTTGGCGTGCCAGCTTGTTCTTGTTCGTAAATTGTTCTCAATAGCAGTGTTGAGACTTGGCCTATGGAGAGAGAGTTAATCGCTAAATGTAAATTAAGTTTTTGCATTTTGAAATTGTTACCACAGGGGAATTTTCTTCCATTGTGGTAATTTGTGATTAGAAAAGTTCGGAACCATCATCCGAGGCTTGTGCAACGGGTGCAGTAGGATTTGCGACAGGAGCTACGGTTGGCTTGGCGGGTTTATTTCCATTCTTTTGTTCGCTAATATAGAAGTTAAAATCTGGTTGATTGTCGGCCTTTTTTTGGGAGTTCGAGTAACCCACAACTGCGATTTGTTGTCCAGCCTTCACGTCACTCTTAAAAACCAAAGTTCCACTCAGGTATTTCTTTCCAGAAGTCGCCGCTACGCGAGTCCACAACGCACCAATCTCGCGTTCTTTCCAATCATTTTGCTTGGATGTATTTGTATTATTTGTATTTGTCATAGTTTAAATATTATATAGTTAGTTTTGTCGTTTGTCAAGTATTTATTCTAATCTTTTTTGAATAATTTTAAAATATTCCTCATTATTTTCAAAACCTATAAAGTTTCGTTTGAGATTTTTAGCCGCCAATAACGTAGTTCCGCTTCCAGCACAATTATCTAAAACTATATTAGTTTCATTACTTCCTAATTGAATAATCCTTTCGATAAGTTTTAATGGTTTTTGTGTTGGATGATTTAATTTTTCTTTAGAATTATGAGATAGAGCTGGTATGTCATTCCAGACATCGCTTAAAGTTATACCATCTTTTAATATACCTGTTAAATATTCTTTTCTTTTATTTTCTGTTTGAATCTTTATATCAATAGATTCGTCGTCTATCTTACGCATACCAACTAAACAATCCTCAAAGTAAATTTTATTTAGTTCGAGCATATTAGATTACGTCACTCACTTCTTTACTATTTAATTTGGATTTCAGTAACTTAATTCCCTTGGAGTGCAGGTTAACTGCTGTCTGGACAGACATAGACAGTTTTTTAGCTACGGTCGCCCATATCATTTTTTTCCCTTCAGCATATCTATATTCAAAAATCTTTTTTACTCTAGGATCTTTTATTTTATTTAAAATATTGAACGCATACTTATACTGTTCAAGATAATTGTTTTTATGACTAAACTCATTCTTAATTTGGTTTTCCTCAAGAAATTTTGTAACATCTTCGCTATCGGAGTTTATAATAAATTTTCGAGAATTCATTGCATTTAAACATGCATATCTAGTGCAGTTTCCAATCCAACTAGAGAATTTTGCCCCTTTTTGTGGGTTAAAAGATAAGATACAATTATAGATAAGGCAGTTTTTCTCATCTAAAAAATCTTTCACACTAAGACCATTTGCTTCTAACGAGAAGGAATACTTATGAACAATTTTATAGAACAAATTTTCGCATCGAAAACAAATTTCATTAAAAGCCTCAGAATTGGCCTCTTTTTTGACCATATTAATTAACTCTAAATCAGTAAGTAAATTAAGTGGTTTATTTAACATTGATGGTTTTCTCCTCTAGGTTTATTCTTGGAAAGTCGTTTAGTTTTTCTGGAAGTTGTTTTAATTCAACCATTCTCCGAGTTTCCAGTAAACACATTAAATTCCAAATGGAAGCAATTAAATGATTTTCATCATCAAATCCCATCGCAAATTTAGATAAATGTCTTTGTGCGCTGTCAAAATATCGAGAAAGGGGTTGACCCTTTCTCCAGTTTTCGGCAGAATATTTGGCCGCACCTTTTTGAAAGTGTATAGCCAACTCACTAATAGAATAGTATGGAAGCAATGAAAAATCACCCTTGCCATCATTAGTATCCCTAACCGAACCAGTGCCAAATTCTTGACGTTTTCCAGAATCTAATATTACGCTCATATACTATATATAACCTAGGTTTACTGTAAATATTCAAAGAATATATGTATTGTTTAATATTTGCGACAGCAAATAACCACTTCGGAAGTGGTTTAAAAAAGTGAAACTTGTGAATTCTTTAGTTATTTGTAGATAGGTTAATCTGACAAATCAGTAAGTTTTTTAATTTGCTAACAGCAAATATCCCCTTTCAGGGGATTAAATACATGGAACATTTTTCTTCTCTAATTATTCATTTGAAACGAGGGTTTCCGAGAGAAGCTACAATTCTCCCTACTCAAAGGGAGAACAGTATAAAATTTAGTTATTTTTGGGGTTGCGGTTTCCTTATAAACCCCGTGTTTTATACTTTCGGCATAAATGCCTACGGTCGTGGCTTCAATTACGATATTCCTTCGCCACCCATCGCTGTGTTTTTGTTGAGTTCGGCACGTCCTTATTCAGGTTTATTACGTCTTATCTGTCTTTTAAAGACAACTTTTTCTCCGTCTAACTCATATCCTTATCAATAACTTTAGGATACTTTACTTTTATTTATAAAAATTTTAAGATACCTTATTTATAAAAAAATACCGTCTCTTGTGGTGTAGAAGCTTAACATAAGAATGTTAGAAGTGAGTTTTTTAAACTCTCACAAAAGACGGCAAACTTTAATCTTCTTATTCTAAGATTCTACAACCATAATTACAATAAATTTTTTAAATTGTGAAACTTTTTTAATTTTCTAAAAAGATACATGAACTTTGTGAGTTTGTCAAGCAATTTTTCATCTTTTTGTTAAAAAACATGATAATCGAATAAAAATATCTATTTTGGGTTATACTATATATAATATGATGAGTGTAAATATCTAATTGTATGATTTTTTTAATATTAAACATCGTGGTGGCATTATATTTAATGTATAATACCGACGCAATTCCAGAATATATTAAATTATTTAATATTAAATCATTGAAGTATGAAGAGTATTTTAAGGCTAATGGGCCGATTAAATTAAATTATTTAGAGTTTTTATCGGTAAAAAAGCCATGTTTTATTTTAAATTTATTATCTTGTCCAATTTGCTCGTCTGTTTGGCTTTGCGGCATAACGTGCCTATTTTTTAGTTCTCTTAAATATTTAGGCGGAGAAATCTCATGTGTTTGGTTATTATATTTTGGACTAAAGAAAATTTTAAACAAATTCAATGAATAATATTATTTTTGACAGAATTAAAAAACAGACAGAAGATAATATTCGTTTAAATAAAGTGACAACCGCCATTGATAATATTGTGGCGCATCAAAAACAGACACCAATTCCACCCACCGAACTTCAAACCACATTAGAAAATTTGTTTTTAACAGAAAAAATAGAGGAAAGCAAGCCAATCGAATCACTAAATATCATTTTTCCAGATTTATTTCATTTTTGCGAATGGTATGGAAATAATAAAACAAAATTTACTGAAATTCAGCAAAAAGCACTTGGAACACTAGTAGAGGCTAGAGATTTAATTAATGTGGGTTGCGCGTGTAAACGACAACAAAGATTAAATGCGGCCAATAATTACTTTAAAATATTCTGGGACAATAATCAGAAAAACGATTTGATCCCCACTGTACTAAAAATTTCTGGCACAAAAAGCGTAGAGTTTGGCGATTTTCTAAGATTCCCATAAAAAATAGTATTTTATACTTGATCTCTTCCTAAAATTACTGTAAGATAGTTCATACATATATGATAGTAAAAAAGACTAACGGAGAATTTGAGGATTACGACATTTTAAAGATTAAAAGAACGATAGAGTTTGCATATACATCGGTGAATGAAAAGCCAGAATTGGGAGTTATAAATAATATAATCTCCAATCTTTTTATTTACGAAAATATTGAAACTAAAGAAATACGCAAGCAAATAGAGGAAATGTTGATGTCGATCAATAAAAAGGTTGCAAAATCATATATTAGTTTGTATAGTAAAATTGCCGAGGGAAAGCGACAACTTGACAAAAAATCTAATTTTATTTACAATTACATAAAATCTTCTAATGCGGCAACTGGTTCTTCGTTTGATTCCAATGCCAACGTAAACAATAAAAACGTTGTTACAATGGGGCAGGAATTATACAAAGATAATAACATTAAACAAAATAGATGGATGTTACATGATAAAATAAAATCTTTATTCTCACACAAATTAGCCGATAATTACATTTCTGATTTAGAGTCTCACCTTTTATATAAACATGACGAAACCGCTATTCCAGGAATTCCTTATTGTGTCTCTATTACAATGTATCCATTTTTAATGAATGGATTAAAGGGGTTGGGCGGTATATCTACTGCACCGACCGACTTAAAATCATTTTGTGGAGAATTCATTAATCTTGTTTATTCTATCTCTTCTCAATTTGCTGGCGCAGTTGCAACACCAGAATTTCTAATGTATATGGACTACTTTATTAGAAAAGACTATGGAGACAACTATTTATCAAAACTAAATACAGTTTTTGATAACAGCAAAAAACAAAGAACATTAGAAAAAATAATTGAGAACAGTTTTCAACAAATTGTTCATTCTATGAATATGCCAGCGGGAAACCGTGGTTATCAATCAGTTTTCTGGAATATTGGCTATTTTGACTCAAATTATTTTAAAGGTATTTTTGGTGACTTTATCTTTCCAGATGGAAGTAAACCATCATGGGAGACTACTTCATGGTTGCAAATGAAATTTATGAAGTGGTTTAACAAAGAAAGAAATAAATATGTATTAACTTTCCCTGTCGAAACCATGGCATTATTGAGCGACAAACATGATATTTTAGACAAAGAATATGCCGATTTTGCATCGGAAATGTGGGGAGAAGGACATTCGTTTTTTTGTTATATTTCTGATTCTCCAGATTCTTTAAGTTCTTGTTGCAGGTTACGAAGTTCATTGAAAGATACAGAAGACAAGGAACACAACCACACAACTCATCAATTTTCAATGGGGACAGCCTCGGTCGCTACTGGATCAAAATCAGTAATGACTATTAATTTAAATCAACTAGTCCAAGATTCAATACTCGGCTCTATTAAAACCTCTAAATTTGAAGGAAATATCAGGACATATTATACAAACAATAGAGATTTGTGTAACAAATCTATACGAGAAAGCCTTTCGTGTGTAGTTGATCGCGTCCAAAAATACCAAATTGCTTTTAACGATATTATTAAGGATTTTTTTGGGGCAAAGATGTTAGATGTTTATAGCGCTGGATTTATTAATCTAAAACAACAATATTTGACTATTGGAGTTAATGGTTTAACTGATGCCGCTGAGTTTTTGGGTATTGATGTCTCTGTAAATGATGAATATGAATTTTTTGTCAACAATATTCTTGAGACAATAAATATTTGCAATAAAAAAGCCTATACAAAAGAGACAATGTTCAATACGGAATTTGTCCCAGGAGAAAATTTGTCTGCCAAAAACTATATTTGGAATAAAAAGGCAAATTATTTTGTTTCCGATAAGCACGATATGTATAGCTCTTACTTTTTTAATCCAGAGGACAAAAAAATAAGCGTCTTAGACAAGATGAAACTACATGGAGAAAAATATGTTAAATATCTGGACGGAGGATCTGCTTGTCACCTTAATTTAAATGAGCATTTGTCTCAAGAACAATACCGTAAGATGTTAAAGGTTGCGGTGGACTTTGGAACAAATTATTTTACTTTTAATATTAAGAATACCGTTTGTAATAATTGTGGATTTATTAGCAAACACACATTAGAAATTTGTCCTAAATGTAAAAGTAAAGATTTAGATTATATGACTCGAATTATTGGATATTTAAAAAGAGTGTCGAGTTTTAGCGAAGTCCGTCAAAAGGAAGAATCGGTACGTGCATATAATGATTAAATATTGTAATAGTAGTATTGTCTTTGGTGAGATTCCAGATGAAATTTCATTGTGTCTATTTATAAGCAATTGCCAAAACAATTGCCAAGGATGTCATAGTTCATTTCTTCAAAAAGATATTGGAGATATATTGGATAATAATGTTCTTGATGAATTAATAAAGAAAAATAAAGGAATATCTTGTGTTCTTTTTATGGGCGAAGGGAATAACGTTAATAATTTGATTGGTTTGGCAAAATATGTAAAAGAAAGGTATTTATTAAAAGTTGCATTGTATAGTGGAAGAGATACCGTAGAAGAATACTTTTATAGTTTTTGGGATTATCTTAAAATAGGGCATTATGATAAGTCTTTCGGCCCATTGAACTGTAGTTCAACTAATCAAAAAATGTTCCAAATAACCTATAAAAACATTACAGATATTACTAAAAGATTCTTGACTTCGCCCTAAAAAAGATGTAATCTCTTCCTATGAATCCCTCCGAAATCACACTCGCCAACCTGACGCACACAGTCGGGGTTGGCTCCAGCGTCTTGTTAGGCATCACGGGCGTAGGCACAAATTTAGTGTAATAAAAACCAATGAACGATAATATATTAAATCTCAAAAACTACAAAGAAACGCTTATCAATAATGACGAATTCCTTCTTCATCATGTCACGTCTGAAAGTGATGAATCATATATTGAAGAATGTAACTTTATAAAAAAGATACCTACTCAAGAACCAGACGCTTCTCTGCCATTGCCGTCAACGCGTTAATGATTTCGGTCTTTACCGCCCAAAACATAGACACTCTCTGTGAATCAGAAAGCGGAGATTCAAAATGCAGGGCGTCTTTATTGGCGAGGACAATATTCAAATGAGCAATCTTATCTTGTCCAAACTCGAACTTTACATGGCGAACATCTGCCACTGAAAATTCTTTGTCTTCGATTTTGATTATGTATTTCATAAATGGTGTGATGTAATGATGCCTAACGAAAAAAGCTGAGCCACCGCGCACCTAAATCTATGCAAACCCAAATCTCTTGCGAACCATTGGAGCCATATACTAAACGCCGATAAGAAGGAATCTGAAAGTCAACAACATCTACCCTAAAGGGATAGATGCTTGTAAGCTACCGAAGCCTACGATTGGCGAGTTGACTTTCGCCTGCCATGCATAATAATTACTTATTGAGCATGGGAGTTTGGAACGTAGA